AACGTCATCGGTAGTTATGTTGTTGACGCTCCAGTTATTTGCACTCTGCCCACCTACCAGCGGGCGATGGTCGTAGCCGAGTTCGGCATCTGTTCCGGTTTCGGCAAAATCAACAAGCGATCCTGTTGACCCATAATCACCACCGACCGGCTTTGGCATCCAGACGCCACGGTTGTCAAACGATCCGAGTTCATCTTCACCGGGCGCGCGCCCCGAGACGATTTCAACGAACGATGGTTTTAGCGACCCGTATTCAGTCACAGTTACAGTGCTGCGCCCAATGCGATGAGGGACATCTGCATTTAGATGCAATTCAGTGTTTTGTGCTGGATAAGTTTCCGTAGAAAAGTCTGTGACACGCACCCCGCCGACGATCAGCTTTACGCGTTCGCTATTGGTGACATCCGTAGTATCGATAAGCACGGCTGCGTCGTATTCACCTATTGGGTCTAAATACTCGGCGTCAGTGACTAGGTGTACAGCTAAAGAGCTTGAAACGTAGGCTTGCACGACAAGTTTGTTCGAGCCATTTTTGCCGAAATAGAAAAAGTTCGTTGTCGATCCAAGCGCACTCGCGACAACAATAGGTGCGACAACATCAGGTTCGCACAATTGACCGACATAGCGCACCATACCTGTGCGGCGATCTCCGGCACTTGCTGGTATCCGTTCGAAATACGCAGAATTATCAGGCTCAATGATAAGGCTGTTGCCGCCTTGATTGGCGTTAAATCCACGATTGATCAATCGATGCGAGGCATTGAGCATCATCCCCATCAGACGTCTAGCCTCGCAGAAATCGTGATCATAAGACCTTGGCCGGTGATTGTGCTGCCAACCTGATCGACAACTGGCTTCAGGCGCGAACCAGCGCTGACTGATGTCGTCGAAAGAACGTGGTTACCATCATCAGCATTTGATCCAGCATCGATCTCAGGGTTAGTGCTGAAGATTGAAGCACCATTGAGTTCGATATCGACCTGAATAGCAGCGCCAGTCGGTGCCGTCTCAGCATATAGCGCGACGTCTTCAATAATGATGTCACGGTCGATCAGAACAGGAATCAGGTCACCGGCAACTAGATCTTCAAGTGCATTGTCGCTGTCGTATCCAGCGATCCAAGGTATGTCATAGGTATTAACGGCACTTACCTTGGCGTCGGTTTGGTCCTTCGTATAGTTCTTGGTGGAGTTGAACAGAACCCACGGGATATCAGTCGTTTCCAGAGTTCCACCCTGATCGGCAGTGCAAGTCCATGACGTATCTGCTTGGGTGCTTCCCTGTTCAACAGTCACCGATGCCGACGGGATTTCAGACCATGCATCAAGATCAAATGTCCGCGCCCATGCGGACGCACTGACCTGATAGATGCCGTTCTCGCTGGCGGTTGCTTGGTTCTTAACCAGGCAGCGATCACCAGAAACCAAAGCGATACCATCAATGGTTTGTTCGCCAGACAGGGTGATATCTGCCGTTGTCGCGGCCTTGACACTGTTCTTCCATTTGATCCCGGCCGCAGCAGCTTGCGCCGTTGTGGCCGCCGCGACGGCCTCGTCACGCGCGGTTTCGATTTCGGCGAAGCTGGCATACGCGGCTTCGATATTATCTGCCGCGGCTTCGGCCCGGTCGGCATCGGCCTCAACATTCCTGATAATTCCGGTGCTGTGCGATGGCTGCCCCTCGGAGACGACAACCGCGATAATCGGATCTTCATGATAGACCGGGTTCAGGAGCATGCCACGGCTGCCAAGGCGCTGCGGGTTTTCGGCCTGCGTGCTGCCGGTCGATGCCACGTACAGGGTTGCCAGCGTTTCGGTGCGCTCACCGTCCTCAACCGTATAAAACGCGACCTCTGCATTGATGTATGCCGGGTTGTATTGGGAAAACTCGCGGATATAGGAACGTGGCATCTGATTTACATCCAATGGGGGCTGGCGGTCGGTGCCCGGTTGCTGCGGTTGCGCTGCATCGCGGCTTCAATCGCTGCGAACTTGGAACCGGCGGTGCGGGAAAATTCAGCAATGGTCTGCGCCGGCAGACGTTTGATCGTGCCGTCACCGAGATAGCGGGCCAGTGAATAGATCGCCCAGATGTTCCACATCGGCGGAAGCTGGCTGTATTTGCCGTCCTCTGCTTCGGGACCATTCTCGACATAGCACTGGGCGCGCAGCCGGATCTTGTATTCACTGGCAACGGTTTCGGTCGGGATGTGATCGATAAGAAGGGTGCGCAATCCGACTTGATTAACAAACAGATTGCAGGGTTCACCGTCGGTCTGCGCCTCACTGGTGGCCTCGCGGTCCCAGTCTTCGCGGGTAAGCAGATCGATACCGCGCACGGTGCCAAGTGAGGTATGAACAAGCCATGCGTTCAGCGGAAAGATCACCCCGGCTGCAACAGCATCCGACAACGGGTATGAGGTCTGACCTTCGACCAGAGGGATATCAAGCGTTTCATCGCGCAGGAACGGCAAGCCGAAAACGCCCGCCTCGTCGAGAATCATCGCGAACCATTCCAAAGCTTTTTGCAAGTGTTCGGGACGGGCTTCACGATCATTGATGCTGTAAACACCGATCTTACGAAGCGCTTCCTCGGCGATTTGGCGGGCGGTTTTCAGCGGCATCGGATCATTCCCCCGCCGCGCCGTTTACGATGTCGTCGTCATCGACATTGCCGTCATCACCGTCATCATCGGGATCACGGTCTTCATCGTCTTCCAGTTCGAGATCGAGGTCTTCGTCCTCGTCTTCATCGTCCTTGGACTTGGATGCTGCACCATCGGCACCCATAAGAGCCGCGATCATGTCGGCCTTCTTCATGCCTTCGGTATCGATACCTTCCATCTTGCAGCGATCTTCGACGGCAGTGCTGACCAGTTCGTCAAAGTTGGCGATGGTTTGACCAGGTGCAAGGCGGATACCACCGCTGGCATCTTTCTCGGTCTTCTGGACCGGGAATTTAAACTGTTTTTTGCCCGCAGCATCTGTCGAGAACCAGAAGCCGTTCATATTGAAGTGCTTGGCGATCTTGATCGAGACTTCTGCCGGTTCGTTGAAACCGCACTTGACGACGATATCGGCGCCATCTTCTTGCGGAATGAGGTGATCGCGCGTCGGGCGACCCGGCTTGGCAGCCAGATCATGGACATAAAGTTTATCGGGCAAAGCCATCAAAATTCTCCTGCAGGTTTGGTTTGAAAAGGCCCAAATGAAAATTCATCAAAGAAAAAGCCGGGGCCAAACGACCCCGGCTGAGTTGGTCACTGCGCCTGATCAGCCCAGCAACACCGGCAAATTGATGACCCCTGCCGCCGTATCGGGCGAACCGGTCAGGGTGTAGGTGATTGCTTTGCCTGCGCTGACATGGCCTTCCGGGGCAGCATCACCACCATTGGCGCTGTCCTGTACTTTGAGCAGGTTGCCCAAGGTAACCGCACCATTGGCAAGCGAAGCTTTTGCGAGGCCAGCAGTGGCGACACTGACACCATCCATGAAGCCATCGGCATCACCGCTGTCAGAACTGAGCGTACCGACATCAATAGTGATACCGGCATCAATCGCAGAAACGTTGACAGTCGGGTTCGGCAGGATCAGGCCGTTGGTCGGTTCAACAAAACCGGTATCGGTTTCGCTGCTGGCATCGTCGACATGGAACGGGATGCGCAGCATCGAGTGACGGGCATTCTGATCGATGCGGATTTCGCTCGGACCAGACGGGGTGATGTCAGTTGCAACAACACCATGACCGGTCGGGGCCTGCATGTAGATATCGACGTTGACGCCAAGATCGACATCAACCTCACATTCAAGTTTGCCATTGCTCAGAGACACGCGGGAAACCGTGGAACCGTTCTGATACATGGTCAGCTTCTTCGTGCCGCCAGCCGCACAGATCAGGGCATAACCACCCGCAGCCATAATGGCTTTGCCGGTCAGATGATCTGCAAGCTGGATAGAAAGGGCTTTCTTAGCCATTTCAATTCTCCATCATTTTCAGGAAAGAAAAACAGCGCCCGGATCATCCGGGCGCTGCGTCAGATCAAGCCGCCTGCGCTGCCGCTGCGGTGTAGATCGTGATCGTACCAAAGTCCTGCTTGGTATCGTCTTCAGATGTTTTCAGAACAGGTTTGACGACACCGAACATGCGACCGACGCTGACACCACGTTTGTTGCCATAATCGGTGTTGTCGCTTTCGTTCCAGAACACCTTGTCGATGGTAGCAAGGCCAAGGGCCTGCGCACCGATCAACTGTGCCTGTGCCCCATCAATGGCGCCACCGGCACCCCATTTGGAACCGGATGCCATACCAAGGGTGTTGCAGACCTTGTTATGTTCATAGATGAACACACCATCAACGACGGCAGCTTCACCAGTAAACATCGGGTTTTTCGGACCGCGGGAACCACCGTTCTGAACGGCTGCACGATAGTCAGCGTCCATCTTGAGATCGCGGAACTGTTCGGTCGACATGACAAGGATGTAATAATCCTTGCCGCCCATCCGGATCGGGCGAATTTTCGAGCGCTTGCCTTTGGCACAAGCCTCGGTCACCAGATCCCAGGACATCTTGTCGGAGGCCGTCAGTGAGCCGACCCCGGCGACACCGCCAGCGTACATGACACGATCATTTGATGGTGCCGAAACCTGCGCGGCGAATGACAGCTGCGAGAGCTGCGAGTTCGAACGGGCCGAACCATCCGTTTTCAGGGTGTAGCTGCGGCCTGCGATGGTAAGGAAGGCAAGTTCATCCATCTTGTCACCAAGCCAGAAGGCAAGTTTACCTTTGGCCTGTTCACGGAACTTGATGACAACACGCTGCTGCGCCATACGACCTTTGGATTTGGCCGCGTTACGCAGCTGATCGATCTGAAGTTCGAAGTCGTCATTGACGAGGCTTTCTTCGTTGCCCTCAAGATCGTTATCACCGACGACACCATCACCGATAAGATCGGCAACAAGCTGCATGATGCATTTGTCGCCGCCGTCGGTCGGGGTCAGTTCGGTGATACGCTGAACCGGCGAGTTATCATTTTCGCCGATAAGTTTGGTCTGAAACCAGAAGGACTGGTCACGTCCCTGCTGCCAGGTCTTAACTGCCCATACCGTCGCCTGCGTGGAGGTAAGGGCACCGAAATCAGTAACAGACATTGCTTTGCTTCCTGATAAATTCAGTTTGCTGCCAAGCGATCCAATACTGCAGGCGGGAGTTTTTCGAGTTCCGTTTCAGACATATTGGCAATCTGTTCATCGGTGTACTCGCCAACCCCGCCTTCTGCGGCACCGGTCGCGGTTGAACTCGGCGGCTGCTTCTGGGCGATTTCCTGTTTTTTGGCGCGCCCTTCTGCTTTCGCCTTGGCTGCTTGCTTCTGCTGATCAGGTGTTGGTTCGGGATCAGGTGCGGTCTTCGGCGCAAGGGTCTTGCCTGTCAGGGCTGGTCCCATCACATCAGAAAGTTCACCCATCATGTCCAGAATGCGCTGTGTCCGCGCGATTTTGCTTGATGGCAACGAGATACCTTCTCGCTGGATCTTCTCGTCGACCTTCATACGAAGGATCGACTGATCGTATTCACTCATGATCCCAAGATATGGATGTGCGGCAAGAACGCTATTTGCGTGTTGCGTCGTCTGATCCTCGATGAAGGCTTCGACTTCATCGACCTTGGGGTCTGGTTCTTTCTGTTTTTGTGAAGACTGCTTCAGTTGATCGATTTCGGCTTGCTTCTGACGTTGAAGCTTGTGGGCTTCAACCATCGTGATCTCGCCATCATCAGCCTGTTGCCAGATATCAAGTATCTCGGCTTCAAGTGTATCAACTGATTTCTGATCTTTTTTGGGCTCCGCTTCGCTTTCAGGTTTAACTGCTTCGGCGCGCACGGATTCCCGGCCTTCGAAAAAGGCAAGTTTCCGTCTGGCTTCTTCAATCTGTTCTTCCAGCTGGCGACGACGACCGGTTTCCTGGTCGAGACGAGCCTTGGGGATCATGACATCCTTGGTGTCATCATCCTGATCCGCCTCACTGGGATCGGCGTCATCAGCCTTGGCGTCGACTTCAGCTTTATCCGGATCGGCATCAGACTTGGTTTTATCCGCGTCGTCATCATCACCGGGTTCGTCATCAGTCTTTGCGTCGGCTTCGCCCTGTTCACCTTTATCAGCACCATCAACGTCCTGATCACCGTCAGAACCGCTGTCATCATCTTCGGCCGGCAGAACATCACCATCGTCGGTGATACGTCCAGCTTCCATGAGTTCAGCAATTTCGTCGTCGTTCAGATCTTCGATGGTTTGGTTTGCATCAGCCATTTTGAACCACTCTCGCAGGTTTCTGTTGCGGAAACGCCCGGATCACCCCGGCGGCGGGCTGCCTTGCAATCAGGATTGCTATCGGCTCAGGCAAAGCCGAAAAACGCCCGTTGACCCCGGCGACGGGTATAGAAAAAGCCGTGTCCATTGCTGAACACGGCTGAACTGTTTGAACTGTTTGAACTGTTTGTATTGGCTTCAGGCCAGCGGGATAAGCGGGCCTTTGCTTTTCTCACCAAGCGCTGCCTTGATCTTTGGCGCGGACTTGGCATCAACATCGTATTTGAACTTACCAGCTTCTTCCCATGCGCGGTGCGCGACCTCGCCCCAGTGCTGGCGCCCCTTTAGCAGCCAATGCGTCCAGTGCTGGTCTTCGCTTTCGATGGCGAACTGGGCATCCCCATCCTTATCGATATGGATCATGACGAAGCCGCGGTACGTCACATGCGGGACAAGCTGATCATCCCGTTCGATATCCATTTCACGCAACAGGATCCACCATGCCCCATCAAGGGCAAGGAACTTGTTCAGAAAATGCACCAGATCTGAACCGAACGTGACCTGCTCCTGCCGTGGCAACTGCGCACCAGCGGCCGTCTTGATAATGGTTCGCCCCTCGTTGCTTTCTCCGAACGCATACCAAGGGGAACCTTCGGCCTCGCCATGGAAATAGCCCTGCAGGTTCAAGGTGAACACTGCCTTGTCATCGACCTTATGTGGCATCAGAAATCCTTATTGAACCGGTGCTGGTTGCGGAACTTGCGGCTGTGCCGGTGCCGGTAGGCCAACTTGTGGCGGCATCCCTTCCGGGTTCAGGAATCCCGGACCAGCTTGGGCTGCGATGATCTTTTGGATACGTTCCTTGATCTCGTCCTTGCGCGATACAGTCGACATTTCGACCATCATGTCAGCCAGCAGCACGATGTTCGGCCCAAGGATCGGGGCCAGTTTTTCGAACATCTGCATGAATTCTTCCAGCTGGGCGCTCTCGAAGCTTGCCGCCATAGGACGTTCAGATATCCGAACAGAATAGCGTCCTTTGGTGATGTCGAGTTTCATCCGTTCGACATAGTTGCCTTGGCCGTCAAACCCGCCGATATTGATCAGCTTCTTAACCATCTTGCCGTCTTCACCCATGATCCGGAACATGCGCTGTTCGGTGTAATGGGTCTGGAAAAGCCTCAGATATTGATTGGCAACCAGTTCTTTGCTGCGGCGGAAGTTGTCATTGTACATCTGAAGCCCGATAACGGCCTGACGCTGACGGGCTTCAATAGCGGCACCTGACTGAACACGATCAAGGCTGCCAAGTGCGCTTTCGTTGATACCGCCAATATCCTTCAAATCAGCCGCAGCATTTTCCTCAAGCATCTTCATTGCCTGCGGTGTCGGTGCCGCATCCATACGTTTCGGTGCGGGCTTACCGTTTTTGTGCTTGATGATTACGCCAGGCGCAGAGCCGAACTGATGCAGCTTGTCCTCGTTTTCATCATCAAGGCTGCCTTCTTCATAGGTCCAGCCACCGTTCGAAGTCTTGGCGATTGCTTCGATCAAAGAGTTGCGGCGTTTATTGATCTCACGCTGCGGATCAACAAGGTCATGCACCATGCCGCGTGTTTTGCCACGACGGAAGTACGGGAAGAAGCCCTGAACAGTGAACTGGTCATAAGGCGACCAATCATCATGGACAAGAACATCACCGGCGACTGCGCTCCAACGGACACGGCGGATCAGGCGGCGTTCAACACTGATCGGGTTGCCGTTGAACTCGCAATAGTCCTGCATCTTCTTGATCCAGTCCTGCCGCTGACGTTCTGTTGCCCGCGGGTTTTTGAGCATCAACTGGACTTCGGAAAGATCCGGCACCGGTTTGCGATCACCGGTTTCGAGATCGACAAAGACATCACCCTGATATTCAACCCAGTATTGGTGATCGATCAGGCGGATCCGCTTTTCCAGCGGATCCAGCATTTCGCCGTGGAAGAAATCACGGAACCAGCGATCCGAGTTCTCGCCGAAATCATCGTCTTCCGCAAAGCTGGTTTCCGGCGCGACTTCATCTTGCGGGTATGGCCCAAAGTCTGGGTAATGCGACCAAGCCTGCGTGCCATCAATAAGGTTTGTCAGATGGGTTGCAGCCATCTTCCCATAGTTCTTTTTGATCTCCTGCAAAGACTGGAACGACGTCACGGTGATATGGGAATGCTTGTTGATGTCATAATCTGTTGCGTCCGGATCAAGACGAACACGGAACGGATCAACGGCCGTTGAAACGGCGTTACCAAAATCGTTTTCCGTGAAATCAAGTCTGGTGTCCCAGAACGCGCGACCACAGAGAACGCCGTCCATGAAAACTTCACCATTCACATATTCAAGTCCGCAGGCCTCGCCTTCATTCTTCATCAGGAATGTCAGCGCTTCCGCGATCTCCTCAGAGCTGGCCTCGTCATTGCCTGGCAAGAATTCACTGTCGGTGCGGTTGTTGCGGTGATAACCGATCACGAGGCGGATCAGCGGGGCAATCTTGTTCAGAACCAGATGCGGCCTGTCATGGGCCTGAAGATCTGCAATCTGCTGCGCAGTCCATTGGCGGCCTTCGAAGAAGTCGATGCATTCCTTTGCGGGAAGCGCCCACTTCCGGTGCGCAACAGACGAACGGTCGAAGCGCTGCGCGATCATACGGATTTTGGTTATATCCTGATATGGCAGTGCTTTTGCGACAATTGGACCGTATAGCATCCGTGTATCCCTAGCTTGTCATAAAACCGCCGCCGCCTTGGCGTCGGGTATGGGCGCGAAGTTTCTGTTTGACGGTATCGCCACGCGGGCGACGGGTTTCTTTCGGGAACTCGGCCCTCAGGTCCGGGTCCAAAATACGGGCGATGTCGTCGAGCATGTCGTCGTGCTTCACCAGCGGGAATGGTTCGTATTCCTCGTCGATGAAGGTCTTGACGAAATCGACTGCCTTGTCTTCGTGGTCGGTAAAGATCAGGTTGTTTGGCAGCAGGAACCGGCCCTGCTCAAAGATCGGGACCAATCGTCTGATGCGATCCTCTTTGCGGACCTGCCCGCCAAGCGGTGTGATATCGAACTGGTAGTTCAGTTCTTCCATCTTCTCTTGGAAGTGTTCGATATCGGCCTGCATGCCGTAGTCTTCGTAACCAACCCCAAGCGGGTTCCATTTCTTGTGCAGCATCAGCAGAGTGCGCCAGCGCTGCGCCAGATTGAGGCGCGCTCTGATGCCGTCGACCAGCCTGTATTTTCGATCAGCACCTAACCCGATCACCACCATGACGGTGTAATCCCCGGCACCGGCCTGCGCCTTCTTCCCTGATGCCGGATCAACGATCAGATAGAGGTTGAGCCCACCGAACTGTGTTGCCGGCCAATATCTGATCCAGCCGATCTGGAAGCCCTGCGAGGTATCAGCTGTTGGGTTCATCAACATCTGCGACCCGAAAACGTATGGCCCCTGATCCTTACGCTTTGCGATCAACACATCTGGCGGCAGAAACGCGCAGTTCGCTTCGTCAAAGTTCTCGGTGCCGTCCTTGGTGCAGGTATGTATCCTGGTCCGAACCGTTTCACCCTTGATCAGTTCGGAATAGGTGTCGTGCAGGTGATAGCGGGTGCCGATCAATCTCTGCCAGCCATCCTTGGTGCCAAGGTTGGTAGACATCCGGTACTTATGCGTCGTCTTGTTGATCTGGTCTGCATTCCCGACGCCATCGTCGGTGACCAGATCGTCATAAACCCTGATCAGGAAGTGCATCCCAATCGGCTGACCTTCAACAACACCCCACGCCTCAACCGTGGCTTCCTTCGGGTTCGACTTCCGCTTGACCGTGATCCCTTTGTCCAGCGACCAGCGTTTCGCCAGACTGGGCCGCGACCACAGGATATCGGGAAACAACTGTTTCAGCGTGTCGTTGCCTTCGAACTCGGTCTTGATCTGTTCGAGAAAACCTTTGGCAATCGGTCTGGTGTGGCTGAATATCCCGATGGTGACTTCGCGCCCGTTATAGCGCGGTTCCGGGTTCTCCCCATGACTGGCAAGAATATCAAGGATCGACATCCCATACGTGATGATCGTCGACTTGTAGTGGTCACGCGCCCAGAGATCGAGATACCCGTTAGGGTTTGCTTGCACCTCGCGGCAGCGATTAAACAGCCAGGTCTTGTTTACATCCTTACGACCGCAGGCAAACACCAGCAGGAAGAACAGATCGTTGCGGCAGAGCCAACGCTTTGCCAGTCGTAGATGTTCGGGCGACTTCGCCCCGGCCTCGGCCAGCTTCTGCTTATAGAACCGGATCGCGGCCTTGCGTTTCAGCGGCAGGATCGGAGACAGATATCCGGATGACATCGCCTGACCTATCCTTCTTCGCTAAACATATCATTGACTTCTTTGACGGCGGCTTGGGCGCGCTCCCGTTTGGTGGCGTCCTTGTCGTCGTCTTTACCTTTGCCCTGTCGCTCCCGCATTTCAGCGATCTTGAGTTCGTCCATTTCGATCCGCTTCTTGCTGCGAAGCGCGCGATCTGCGATTGCGATGGCGGCCAGTAACTGGGCTGCGCTTTGGTCTTTCCCTGTTTCAGAAGCGATATTGAAGACTTTTGATGCCGCTACTTTTGCCAACATCGCAGAGATATCTACGTCGCTGACGCCTTCGAACTGCTGTATCTCAGCAAGCTGTTTCAGGCTGATGTATTGGCTGTGAACCGCTTCCGGGTTCACCGCATTGGTGTTGCCCTTCGGCGCGCCGTCAGATGCACCACCATGAAAGCTGCAGCAGGCGCCGACCTCGCTTTTGCGTTTGGTTCCGGATCCAGCCACCTGCCCGCACTGCGCGCCCTTCTGGCCTGACCAAGCGGGACATCTTGGCTTGCCGCGAAGTTTTTCTACCTTCCAGTCCGGGGGAAAATGTGTCTCGGGTTTGAAGTCCTCTGGCTTCTCGATCTTTGTGTATTGCTTCTTCGCCACATCAGATCGCCCACTACTGCCAAGGGTCAGAAAGGTTCATTTTGTCCGGCTTGTTAAACGCCCGCCAGAGACAGACACCGCCCAACGCGACACACAGCAGCACAAGCAGCGCGATCCCTGCGTACAGTGCTGCGATATCAGCGAGTTCGGACATTCACTTCCACCCCGCCAATTCCTCATAGCGCAGCAACCGGACAACAGCCGGTTTGTCGCCGCAGCTTGAACAGCGGAGCCTTTCCTTGATTTGTTTAAGGGTTTTAATTCCGTGGTTATGTTTGCAGAGGTCACGCCACAAATGGACGTGACGTTTGCGGCCGCAGGCACATTCGCAGCCTATCGCGGCGTATATGCGATGGTTCCAGATGGTTCCTATCGCTGTATCATCAAGCTCTTCCATGTCGGGCCTCTTGGCCCTGTCCCTACGTCTGAGATAGCGGAACGGATAGAGAACTTCAAATCATAAACGGCGGCCTCTGACGAGAACCGCCGTCCCTAGAACCCCACGAGAGGTTCTTTTTACATCCATCCAACTGATGCATTGCTTGTTACGGCGATGTCATATGCCCGATGGAAGGGCCTCGTTCCCGGTGGTCCGGGTAAAACAAAACCCGCAAGGATTGCTCCAAGCGGGTCAGAATTTCTATGATGTAAAGCTGCTTGTGCGCTAACCGGGGCGCTAACCCGGAACTCTATCCCTGCGTCATTGCGCGTCAAGTGCGGGAACCGTCGCGATCACACCCTGCATCTTTGCCACCATTGCCGGTCGATGCGTCTGGCTGGGCTTTCGCCTTAGTGGACCATGGGCCTTGCTCCAAAAGAAAATGCGCCCCGGTTTCCCGTAGGCGCAATTCGTAAGTTGATTGCTTATCTCAAAAACGCCCCCGGTTGTCAATCCCAGCCACGAAGCTTGCAATAGACCTCTAGGGCTTCGATCAGGTTATCCTTCGACCACCCATTGCGCTTGTGATGCTTTGCATCAACCTTTCGGCAGGACAAACCGAACGCGATGATATCAATTGCGGCTGTATGACGAAGATGTCTATCTGGGTGGCTTTTCTCACCGATCAACTCTTTAGCCCAATCGCGATAGGCATCTTCCAGTTCTATGCGCCTTCGATCATCAAGGGTAACATCAGGACCGCCACCGGCATCATCAAGGCGTGTCACCCTGACACGAATAGCGCCTCCAGCGATAGCAAAGCCTTTTGCGATATCACCGAACGCCTCAGTCAATGGCAGCTTATGTTCCTGCATCGCTTTGATCAGATAAGCATGAGACTTACGCACTGTGTAGGCATCTCTTGTCACCTTATTGACCCTTCCGCTTTCAGTTTCGACGATGGTCCTGATCTGCACCCTGACAGATTCCGTTATCCTATCGTGCATGTCGTCGACATCGATCAGTCGGAAACGTTTGGTGTTGGGGCCAATGCCAAGCTTCCTGATGCCGGTACGTTGCTCATCGATCAAGGCGCTATCGCCACAACGTTTGGCTCTGACTTCCCGCATCACCAGTTTGGCTGCTTCTTTGAGGTCAACGAGTGCTTTTGACCTGGCTGAACGCCAGATACCACTTTCAAAGTGTTTCACAATAACGGCCTTGCTCTCGTCCAACTTGAGACGAAACACATCGAACTCTTTACCCAACGCATGCTCCACCGAGACACGTTCCGGTAGCTTGCGTTGTGATGTCTGCTCATTCGGTGACATGAAGGTCATTCCTTTGATCCGCTCTGTTGCTGTTCCGCTCGTATCAGGCGTGTTGCTCACGCATCTTGTCTTGGTGATAGGCCTGCATCTTGGCTCTGGCCTCGTCTTGGTCGGATCTGACATGGTTGATCCGATGCTTCCGGGTTTCGTGGTTGCGCACCGCCTTACGGCTTTGGAACTCTTTGCCGCACCATGCACAACGGTTGTGGTTCGGGGTGTGTTTGTTGGGCATCAGTTTTCCTTCGTCCAATCCGACAAAAGACAAAACGGAAGCATCACGGCCACCACTGGGATCATCATCGCTATGGGCAGCCACAAGCACATCAGGAAGAATGCAGCAGCAACCGTGTCGAGAATGATCTTCACGCGCTTCTTCGTGCCACCTTTCTCAAGCCACGCTGCTGCAATACCGATCAGCATCACAACAACCCCAATCGTCGCAGTACCAAGCCAATGAGCCATGGTTGTACCAGTTCGCCGGTTCCGCCTGGCATCGCTGCCGGTTGCAGGCACCGCCTTCTTGGCCTTTGTTCGGCTTATCCGGGCCGTTGTAATCGCCGTAAGCCATCACGCACCTGCCTTCCGGTTCATTTCGGTCAGTTCGCGCAGCCCAACCCAAACCTCTTTCTGAACGATGATCCAGTTCGGCATATCCATCGTCTTCGTGATGAATTGCAGCCTGCCGTCGGCTGTGTCTTCCATCTGCATCGGCTGTTCTTCATCGGGGTCAAGCCCGCGCTGCATGCAGATAGCGTCGACCATTCGTTCGAAGTGCCCAAAAGATGCTCTGGACAGCACTTCATGCATGCGCTCGTTTTCGTATTGAAGCCGTTCGATTTCTCCGACCATTCCCTGCAAATCACCGGGAAGAACCAGCGCCCAATGGCCGTCAGACTTCCTGCATTTCATCACTAGAACCGCCCCGTCGGGGATGTGCCCATGGTCAACGCATTCAATGGCCGATAGAAATTCCGCCACGTTTCCAGAAGCCCATCCTTCGGCTTTGTTCACGTCGGTCATCACGCACCCCACAACCGTTGAACTGCGAGACTCCCCCAGACCATCGCCGCGATGATAACCGTCCACAACAGTCCGAGACGCTTCACCTTGGCCCGTTCCTTCAAGACCTCTCGGTCAACAATGCTTTTGCTATCAAAGCGCGATGCAACGATATACGGGGCGCGACTGGTCAGCGGTGTGCCATCCAGTCGATAGGAAAATATGCCCGGCTTCAAAAGCCCGCCATTTCCCATGAAACGCTCCGGACTTGCCGACCACGCGATCAGCGCGGCTTCTCGTGCAGCGCGGACGCTGATAACCATGCCTGTGTTGCCTTTGTTGCTTTCGACCGTCATTCCGACCTGAAGTTTCAACAGGCCAGCGAGAGGTGGCGTAACGAGCGACATCGGATAGATCTGCCCCGGTTTCATCGGCCCGCACTTCAACTCACCAGACGCAATCCCGCTCTGCGGATCAATCGTGAGCCTATCCGGCCTCATGGGGTTATTTTTGCCCTTCTCGGCACTGGTGTTGGTCATTGTTTTGCTCCTTTCAAAGCAACCCTCACATAGTCGACGCCCAAGGCAGCGGCGATTTCGGGGATCATGTCGCGCTTCACCCAATCGACGGCGGCACGTCCTGGCATCAGTAGAGTTGCGGTATCGCCTTCGATGCTGACTTCAGAACCGGTGAACCAAGACTTGAACCGGACAGGTCCCAATCGCTTCTGGATCTTGGCGAGGTTTTCATCGTCTGGGGCGGGTCCGGCGTCGTATTGTTGATCTGTCGAGGCGTTCAGCCCGAGGCGTGTGGCCTTGGCCGCTTCAACGGCATCAATCACATCGCCGTATTGCGGGAAGTACCTCCGACGGCACAGCGGTTCTTCTGCGGCATTGATGTCTTCAAGTTCGAACGGGCGCAGGGACTTCAGAAGCCTTGCCTTTTCTTCGTCACTGAAGGTCTTGCGCTTCATCTGCTCAACGGTTGTGAGCATCAGGTTGATATCCTTGTACTCAGCCATTGCAGGCCTCCTGTTTCGGTTCGTCGCTGGGCTGGTCATCATCAAGCAGTCCCTTGGCCCTCAGTCGGGCAAGGGTATCGTCCGGGGTTTCATCGGTCGGTCCCGATGCGGGTGACCCCGTGCCTGACGGTACAGGCTGTCTTGCTTCTGTGATGGTTTCGCAGACCCTGCGCAGATAGGCGGGTGTCGAGATCTTCTTGCCGGATCTGGCGACCTGGCCTGCGGCTTCGAGAACGATATCCCGGCCATGGGTCTGTTCGAGTTCGGTGATGATGTCCGCTCTGAGGAACCAGTTCTGGTTACGGGCGGTGTCGATGCGGAGAAGTTCGGTCACTTCTTCGAAAAGGTTTTTTGATTTCTGATCCGCGCGCGAATCATCATCAGAATCCTTATTATCTTTATTATCCTTATTCTTCTTTGTCTCGCTGCTGTCTCGGTGCTGTCTCGCTGCTGTCTCACTTCCTGTCTCGGGTGTTGTCTCGGTTATTCCTGAGCGTGATTGATATTTGTCGTAATTACAGACAGTTATAATCATCTGTCCTGTCTCGGTGTGCGTCTCGATCATTGCCTCGGTTTTGAGACGGGTGATGAATCGCGAGACAGCAGCCTTATCCCAGCGCCATGCCTCGGCCATGAACCGAACCGAATAGGAAAGCTGGCCCCGGTCGAGGCGAACGATCTGTCCTTTGATCTCGACCGGGTGCCCGTCTTCGCGCCAGACAGCGTTGGCGACAATCCAGTCCCAGGCATAGCCGCGACAGAACTTTTCCGCCTTGAACAGCGGATGTTTGAACCTGTTGCGTTGGGCGAAGACGAAATCGCGCTGCTGGGCGGTGGCTTCGCTCATTATTCAGCCGCCTCCGATGCGTCCTTGACGACTTTGACTGCAACAGGGACACGATTGAGGTTGGCGAAAACACCAAAGTGCTCAGAGGCTGCTGAGTTGTAAGCGAGCGCGGCTTCGATCTCAGTTGAGAAGGAGCCTAAATGGTGCGCTTTACGATTAACTCTTATCTGAGCCAGCCATCGCCTATCGCGCTTTTGCCATCTCACGCCCAGAAACCTTGACGAAGAACGCTTGCGTGATCGTTTGTTCATCTGGTTTTGGGATGCTGTTGCAGCACGAATATTCCCCCAGCGATTATCATTTCGAACGCCGTTGATGTGATCAACAAACTCAGGGCATTTCCCCGTCATCCAGATAAATGCCAGACGGTGCGCAAGATAGTGTTCGCCATCGACGCAAATACGTATGTAGCCATGATTGTTGCTGGACCCAGCAACACGACCGGCCTTAGCGCCCTTCCTTGGAACTATCCATTTGAATGCGCCGGTGTCAGGGTTGTAATCAAGAAGCTCTCTTGCTCTTATTAGGGAAATCATGAACCACCCCGTTTTTGGCGACGAAGAAACGCGGCACGTTCTTCTTTGGTGTAGGCACGGCCAAGGGTACGTTGATCCTCTGGTAAGGACCTGTGCATCATGATCAGGCGCATGACTTCACCATGTGGCCCTCGGGGATCAACTTCGGGCGCATCCAAAGCGTTTAATACGGGTTTCGGTACTGGCTTCGGCATCATCGTCACCGGACGAACACGAGACAGAGCCGCAGCACATTTCGCCTTGAACGGCTTTCCGGCACCATTGTATTTCGCTGCACGAAGCGTTGCCGGCTTGATCCCGGCAAATTTCGCGATCTCCGCATCGGTTTTGAAGCCACCGAACCGTTTCATGTCAGCGACCCATCCCTTGACCTGATATCCGGGCATAGCTGAATGTGCGTAAACCATATCAGCACCCCATACCGGCAGCTTCTGCCAGTTCGATACGGCTTACTGGGCGGTGATCAAGCCACCACTGTTCCCGATCTGCATCGAAGCGGACATCGTGCTTGCTATCGCGCAGCTTTTTCGCGGCCTTGATGAACACGTCCTGGCTGGGATCGTAATCGGCCTCGTCCAGATCGATCTTGCCAATGGATTTGAGGCCTTCACCACCATAGTCTTTGGCGTTTTTCTTGGAATGTTCGCTGCGGACATCGATGTTGTTGCGGACGCAAAAGGCAGAAACGGTGCGCTCGGCGACATCGAACTTCTCGCAAAGCATGGCGCGGATCTCGTCACCAACAACGCCTTCGGAAAGTTTGGCTGCTGCCAGTTCAAGGATTTCCGCGCGCTCGGTGTCACTGAGATCTGCCAATACCCGGCAGCCCTTGAGACGGTTTCCAAGCTTGATCTGCTGACGCCACAGCATGTTCTTGACCTGTATCTGGTTCAGGCCGAACGTCTTTCCCAGCGCGACCTTGATAGATGATGTCGGCCGTTTTTCGTCCATCATCTTCCGCGCCAGGTCGGCGAAAGCGGTTAACTGTTCAGGTGTGAGAAGTGGCGCCATCGGATCACGCCCCGACTTGCCGTGCAGCGGCTTCGATGTCATGGGCTTCCTTGTCGTCGCGGATCATTTCGCGCACACAGGACAAACAAACATCAGAGATCGAGGCGCAGCCATCATGGCCCTTGCGAACCATGTTGCTATCGATGTAGCGGGCCTCATCTTCTGTGAGCTCGACGACAACGGAATAAGGTTTGTTGGACATGGCTCGTTTCCTCAGAACTTGAGATTGCGCATCAAGGCGCTGTTTTTGGCTGTGATGATCGCATCGCTGAGATGCTTGATCTTGCTGCGGCAGTATTCGACGGGGAATGCATGGGGCATCTGATGCGTTGCCACACACAGCGCACGGCGCCAAACCGATTTCTCGGCCTCAAGGCGCGGAACATCCAGCCCGGTCAGGGTGCGTTCGCCTCGGCGATAGGCCTTGGCCGCTGTCGTGTAATCTGCCCGGGTCTTGTCGGCTTTCGGGGCGCGAAGCGGAACCGTGCGATTGAAACCTGCACGGGTTTCAGCATCGATCAGGGCCGCAAGACAGCGCGTATGCTCTCGTCTGCACTTCGCGATATCCTTGCTGTGGGTCTTCAGAGCATCATCAAGATCATCGGTTGCCGCCATATAATCTTGGTATGCTGCGTCCACTTCAGGTAGTTCGGTTTGAGCGTTCATCGGGTCTGCTCCCTTCTGCTCTTGGACGGAGAATCAGTCTTGTCGAAACGGCGGTTGCCCCGCCGCTTGAAGAAGGCTGCTATCCGGCATCGCGATAAAGTGTTCCCCCTTTGGTGATGACGTCGCAGGCCAGATCCAGAAGCCACAGCGCATCGGCGATGTTGTGATCGATGACATCCCAGCCCCGGGCATTGGCCGCTGCGACCATTTCGGGCTTTTCCGCCCTGCCCTTGCCTGTTGCTTGGATCTTGACGTCAGAGACATGGGCTTCATCGATCCTGGCGTTGACACGGCTGGCACAAGCTTCGGCTATAGCGCTTAGGCCGAACGTCAGACGCGCGGTCTTCTGATTGCGGACCAGCGGGGCCTCATAGACGATCATGCGTATTCCGAAGACCGTGATCTGATTGGTCAGCCATTGATGGAAGAACGCCAACTTTGCAGGGCGATCCGACCCGAACTGCGCCATGGTTACAGTGCCGCAGGTAAGGCCGTACTTCGTCCGCTGACCTTCTGGGATAACAAGCCCCGGCGACCAAGACCGGATATATTCAGGACTCGCTATCGCGAAACCGGTCGTGGTCGCCAGATCAAGGGCAAGTATTCCGCCACGCAAAGCCATGCCTTATGCCTTGCCGTCTGTTGCCGACGCCTTGGCATCGCCGCCATTTGGTTTCTGCGGAAGCGAGGTCACGTTATCAGCCGATCCGGACTGATTAGCGCTTTCTTCCCCGCCGCCCTCTTTCAAGGTGTCCTTTTGACCGCCTTCGAAGGCGGCAACCCAGCCGCGGTCAAAGGCGGCATGTTCCTTGGGTTTCTTCTCGGCATCATGGGGGTTGCTGTCACGGTCGCGGCCAAACTTGCAGGACGCGATACCGGCTTCATAGGCGCCCTGTTCTTCCTTGGTGTCTTCTTTGGATTTCAGGGCATCAAGGGGTTTCAAGGCCTGATCTTTGGTGGCTTTGTCATCCTTGAACAGATCGCCGGTATCGGCGCGAAGTTCGTAATGATCGCCATAGATATCGAAATGACGCAGGAAGTCCTTGCGCTTTTCTGGCGAAGCATCAGCCAGTTTGCGCACCAGCTTCAATGCGTCGTAATTGCCCCCGGCATCCTTGAAGGCTTTGGCCGCCGATGCCATCGACATCGCACCATCGTCTTTGCGCTGTTCGGCATTTTCGATTCCGTCAAGCAACTTCTCGAATTTCGTCTTGGGCATATCGCCCATCATCTCGCCTTTGGCTTCGGTGCCTGCAAGGCGCGGTTGGTTCTGGCTTTTTTCCTCGGCGGCCCGTGCCTTGGCGTTGGTTGCCTTGAGTTGTCCCATTTCAGGAATCCTTTTCCTCGGTGTTGACTGGTCTGTTCAAAAGGGGGCGCCGGGGCGACTGCGGGGTATGGCAGTGGGGAAGTGCCCCGGCGCTGGGTCTTGGCTCTTTCTTGGGAGACTTGGAGCGGCGGGCTTTAGTCCGCCTGTTGCATAGCCGTCCTCCTTTGGTTCGTGTTTCTGTGTCCAACTAAACTCAACGTTATCCCCGCTTCACTGGCGCTATCGTGGCCTGCGGGCTGTCACCCAAAAGCCCCGACCCTGCCGTCAGGCGCGGGTAACGGGGTTAAAAGCGTAGGCCTTGCACCTTTTCGAGGGTCCTGTATTACCGGCGCCATGCCGGGGATGTACTGACTTGAACTGGGCCGTGAAGCGCGCGTTCGGGTTATCCAGTCGCAACATCCCGTCCCTTAACCCCTAAGGGACGCGTCTCTAATTCTGCGGTGCGGGCCGGGCGCTACTCCGGCTATTAGGGAGGCCGCTTCTATCCCGGCATTCACCCTGCCGCATTGGACTTACGGGATATATTCCGGGCATATTGCTGTCAGCCACAGCCAAGCCTTGCGTGTCTCTAAGGGAGCTACCCTGCTTTCCACGTCGCCGCACCAATCAACATCCCGCAGGGTGTTCATTGCTGAGGCAGAAACCGGGGCAACCAAATGCTTGCAACAGGCTGGGCGCCCCGGTTTTGGTGTTTTCGCTATACCAGGATCAGACAAGGCCCCTTGCCTCGCGATGTGGAACAGCGGTGTCCGCTTGGCGGATCGTTCCCAGTCGAGATTTCCTCGACCGTCTCGAAGTGATCACGGTCCCAAGTCCGGGGCAGGATCACGGCAGCGAACAGGACAAGGAGCATTGGTTCTCCTTTCTGTTGGGGTTAACTCGCCGACCTCGCATGGCCGGTCATGCGGACGATCCCGTTCGGGCGCGCCGCTTCGATTGACTTTTCCATCTGATCAAGCGTCTCGCGCATTTCAGAGATCGCCGACAGCATCTGGTCGCACTCGTGTCCGGTGATATCTGCGCCGCCGTCGCTGTGTGGGCATTTCGCGGCTTTCCATGTGTCAACCATCAGTCCAAGATTGGACATGGCTTCCATGATTTGCTCTGATGTATCCGCAACCGGCGCCTTGCATTCAGTGATCCCGAAATCCTCACAGATCCGTTGCAACATCTTGTTCAGGCGCGGAATAAATGCGGGATCGCGACCATCTGACATCAAGGCGGCATCAAGGGCCGGGATATGGACCGCGCTCAGATTGTGGGGGTGGTTCGGGTTCGCGGCCTTGATCAGAACATCCAATGAAACGCCCGTGATTTCCTCAACGCGCCCCGGTTTGTGCTGGATGATTTTTGAAAACAGCAGGTGTTCGATTGTTCCTGGCTGACGATGCAAGGTCATTCCATTTTACTCCTGCGTTAAGGAACTGAAATCTTTGTTCCTTTGTGTTTTTATCGCTGTGTCAGGTCTGCTCCCTGACATGATCCGCTGAAAAGGGCCGGGGCTGACGCCGCTCCGGGGACGCCCCGGCCAGTTCTTCGGAGAAAGCACCATCAGGCCAGATATCTAAACCTGAATGGCCGTCGATACCGTCGACGCACGGGACCGGGGGAATACCGGTCGAGGGAAATTCAGGCGGCGGGTTCCTGCTTGGAACCTGTGTCCGCAAGTCCTTCAAATTCCGGATGAAGCTTTGACAGTGGAACACCGGTTGCCTTGTGAATCGCAATCGCCATGCGAATTGGCGGCTTGCTTGCATTAAGGGCAATGCTGATGGACTGCTGGGAGAGTTCGATCAGTTCCCCCAGTTTCGACTGGGATCCAGCAATCTCGATTGCCTCAAGGAAACCTTTGGTATGGTAAGCCATCGACAAAATCCTCTAGTTGATAACAAAAGAAATACAAATAATATTTGTGATCGTCAACTAGAAACTCTTGTCGATACCGCAGGGATTTGTTGTGGCATACAAAAAGCCATGAAAACGCTAGGTGAAAGATTGAAGTATGCCCTTGAACAAAAAGGGCTGAACGAAACCGGGCTGGCGCGCCTTACCGGCCATAGCCAGCAGGCCATCAATTTTATTGCCAGTGGCAAGACCACCAATCCACGCAACCTTGCCAAGATCGCCGCAGCACTTGAAGTTTCCGAGGCATGGCTTCGTTACGGATCAGAGAACGGCGCACCATCTGGATCGCAATCCACCTTGATCAAAGGCGGATCTTTTCCGGATCGCCGCACCTCTCTATCTTCTGCTGCTGAGGCAAACCAAGGCTTTGCAATGTCTGCAGATACTAACGACCTGCCTGTTTATGGCGTTCCCGCAGGCATGGACGGAATAGACCTCGACATGTCCGACCCGGTTGCATTTACAGGTCGCCCGCCAATGCTTTATGGCAACAAACGCGGTTTCGCGGTCTACATGAACGGCGAATCGATGTCACCCCGCTTTGATCATGGCGAAATGCTGTGGATCGATCCCGTCCAGCCACCGCAAATCGGCGACTATGTTCTCAGCGTTACCCAAGACGGATTCGCCATTCCCCGCCAACTGGTCGCCGTGGACAGCGAGAAGATCACCCTGCTGGCCCGCAACGAGGAACGCGAATCGACTGAGCAACGGGACAGGATTCGCCATATCTATAAAATCGTAGGCTCCAGGGCACTGTAACAACACGCAACAATCGAGTATTTCTCCCCAAATCTGCTTTCTGCATCGTCACGCAGCCCTACCCACTGCCGGGCACCACTGATCACAACGGCGTACCGGTATTTCTCGTTCAAGCCCTTGATAAGAAGAAGCGTTTCACCGCGTTTATACCGTCCGTCCAGTACGGTTTTCCGGCACTCAACGGCAAGATCAATTGACAGATCCCCGATCCTCATTAAAGACCCTCCCCAGATAGGGACTATACCAAGGCATAGCTACGCCCTATCTATCCCCGTGACCACGCGTGGTCGACGGGAGACTGTGAATTAACATGGTGCGAGGGTCCTAGACTCGCGGCGAAAGCCATCCCGTCACTGACAAGTGGCTGTTTTATATAGTCATAGTTGAAGTCATAACAATCAACTGCACTTAAGAGCAGCATAACTACACCTATGAGCAACCACGCATAAATCCACACATACTTAACGTTGAAAACTCAGATGGAACAAATTTACTAATTTTATTTGTTGACTGATATAACAAGTAAAATTAGTATTCACACACCAAAACGGCGAACAGCACTTTTCAAGTTCGCCTATCAGTCATCACAGAGAACTGAGGTGTGCAGGCATGAAAACGATCTTCTTCGCGTTTCTAGCACTCACCTTTCTGGCAATCGCCCCAACGGCAACCGCCCTGTTCTCGAAACTGTTTTAGGTGAGGTCAGAGATGTCAAATCCGTACAGCGGCCTTGATTACATCGAAGTCACAGACGAGCAGAAGCGCGTCAGTGATGCCCAACGCGAATTCTCTGTCTTGGTGATGGAGTTCAAGAACCGCTGGGCACGGGTCATGGATACCGAAACCTCGACCATTCTCGACCGTGCTGCCGATGACGCTGAACAGGAATTTCTCAGCACCATGATTGATGACGCCGAAGGCAACCTCAAGGCGCGTCTCTCTGACATCAAGGAAGAAGGCGACACCGAGGACGCCAAGGCCGACCGCCTCACCGAGAACCACGCCCGCTGGATGCACCAGCAGGTTTAACCATGATCGAAGCCCGTCAAACAAAGGATCAAAGAAATGCAGACCAATGGTCGATTTAACCGCGAAGAAAACCAGAAAGAACTCGAAAGCAACACTGCCTATTTTAAGGCTGCTTTCAAATGTCGCGATAAGGAGTTCGGCGCTATCGCGGCAACCCATTATGGCACTGCTGGGCGCATGGCAGCGTTCCGCGACATTGCCGATGGGAATGCGCACGTCGATGTGGTCAAGGCTGAAAACGCATTGTTCGCCGCCCGTCACCGTTATCACGCGGCTTTGCGCCGTCAGCGCCAGACTTTCCGCAGCAACTTCCCCGAACTCCTGCTGTCTTAGAACAGGGGAAGCTCCCTGACATTCACCGCTGCACCGGGTTTCCTATGCAGTCATGAGTTTCAGCAGAAGGAACAAACCAATGGGTGAAATTGCAGAAGCAATGTTGAACGGCGATCTCTGTGAAGGTTGCGGTTGTGAACTTGGTTTTGACCAAGGCTATCCCGGTTACTGCGGGGCCTGCGGGGGTGGAGCGGTTGTCGCCGAAATCACTGCCCCGGTAACGAAAGCGCGCAAGATCAGGTGCAACTGCCCTGAATGTGGCAAATCGTTCAAGGCGTCTGCAATTTCCAACCATATCCGTGACGCGCATGGCGGCGAAGCGCTGAAGAAATTCTACCGGCTTGCTGAACAAGGCCCTTCGCTGCTGGCAGACCTCAAATTCCTCGTTGAACACATTGAGGAAAATGGCCGTCTGGCGGGAAAGACAGAGCAGGCCATCACCAATTTTACCGCGACCTATCACGCCACCATCGCCAAGGCCGAGGGCCGGTCATGATGAAGTTCAACATCGGCACCGCACCCCGCGACCAGAACCGCGCCAACTGCCCGGAACTGTCATCAAAGATCGAAGCCTTTCAAGCGATCCTCTGGATCACGGGCCTGAACGCCTTGGCCGTGCTGGTACTGCTGCTTTTCCCGTACCTGATCCGTGGTTTCGACTACCTGTTTGACGCAGGCTTCTGATGCCAGCGGCCTACATCGATCGCATCCGGCGCGAGGCCTTCGAAATACTGGCCGACGGCAACGCACCGATCTCCCGCCGCCAGATGGCGTGGAACTTCCTTCTCCGATTTGGAGCGAAGCAATGAACTGGATTTTCAAAATCATCAACGCCTATCGCACCTGGCATCGTAACCGCCGCAAGCGCAAGGCCCATCAGAAAGTGATCACGTCATGACCAAAGCCGCAGAACTCAGAGCAGAGATCAATGCAGTACGGCCGGCACTTGCGAAGCTGCGGGTCGAACTTCGCAGCATGGATAGCGAACTGGCAAATCGGTTCATTACCGCTCTGGAACAGACTGTCGATGGTGTCGACACGTTGCTGGGAACCATCGAAGAACGTAACGCCATGCTGGCCGAAATGTCCGGTGCGCTGTCCCAGCTTATGGGTTCCGCAGCAGAGCCCGAAAACAAGAACACAGCCGCTTACTTCAAAGAAGGCATGAACCGCGCCCGTGCGGTTCAGGAAATGTATTCACGTCAGTTGGGGTATGGGCAATGAGGAACCAATTGATGGCGCGCCTCAACGAGGCAGCCACTGGGCATACCGCAGTCAACGGCGATAACGGACCAAATCTGTTTTCAGACGCCGTGGTCGAACTGGACCGCCTGTACGAGATTGAACGCCTTGCTCGTTCTGTTTTCGGACCGATCCCGATGAACGACGATGCTTTCAGCTATCTGCATCCTACTACGACTTCCGCCGCCTCGGCCGAGCGAGTTGAAAATGCCCGCAAGCTTGGTGTCGCCATCGGCGTATTCAAGGAATCCAAGTGATGGAACTCTGGACAAGAAAGCAACAGGCACTTGTTTCCGCAATGGGCGCAGGCGAAGCCGCTTGGAAGGAATTTGACACCAGCAACGCTGATGGCGCCGCCTCTGCTGGCAAGGAAACAGCCGTACAGATGATTGCGCGCCTGCAAGAACACGGCTTCGACATTGTTGAGCGCCCATCGAAGGATGAACTCAGCGTCATATTGGACATCGACGAGGCCAAACGCATCTGCTGGGGCCTGTCAGATCTCCTTTGCTGGGTCCGTGGCTTCAATGCCGCAAATGCAGCAAGCGACCACAGCGAGTTTTCCCCGATGGGTGATGAACAAGCACGTCGGATCAAAGAACTGATCGACAGCAAAATTGACGAGGTTGAAAAACCGTTTTGATGCGCTCCGACACCTTCATCATAAGCCCGTCATCGGGCCCTAGCCTCAACGACTGCGCCCTGCGCACGATCACGCGGCGATATCCGTTCCTGTTGCGCGAAGCCGGTTATGAGCCGCGCAAACTGGAACCGTCTATTGGTGCCGCCATCGGGTCTGGTGTCCACAAGGGCGCCGAACATGGCCTGATGATCAAAGCGAAGACCGGCTCTGACATCGGATCTGATGACGATGCAGTTGATGCTGCTATGGCTGAGTTCGATCTGAGGGTCGAAGAAGGTGTTATCTGGGACGATACCAGCCCAAACCGGGATGCAGCCCAGAAGCAGATCCGCCAGATGACGATGATGTACCGGAAACGGATCGCGCCAAAGATCAAACCTGTTCTGGTCGAGGAACGCATCGAACTCGAGTATGCCCCCGGCTTTATCCTTAGCGGCCAGATCGACACCCTGGCATCAGTCGGAAACGAAAAGCCCGGACTGCGCGACATCAAAACCGGTGTCGTGGCCCGCGCGAATGGCGTCCAGTACGGAAATTACTGGGCTCTGGGAAACAGCATCGGCTTTCCGTTTGCGTCCATCATTGAAGATTACCTGCCCCGTGTGCCGCTTTCCAAGCCGCAGGCAGAACCGATTTCCAAGGTTTACGACATCAAGGCCTGCGTCATGGCGGCCAAGGCCACCAATGACCGTCTCGTCAGGGATGTGAATGCATTCCTTCAAACCGGCGATCCAAACACCTTTATCGCCAATCCGATGTCGATGCTTTGCTCGGAGAAATACTGCCCCGCGTGGGGAACGAATATCTGCAAGCTTCACAACGGGGCGGTGCAATGATCACGCAAGAAGAACTCAAAGCGATCCTTAGCTATGACCAAGAAACCGGCGCGTTTACATGGCTATCCGCCCATGGCCCGATGCCAAAGGGAATGACTGCGGGAACGCTGAATAAAACAGGATACATCCATATCCAAATCAACGGTCGGCGGTACGGCGCCCATCGACTGGCTTGGTTGTGGATGACCGGTGAATGGCCCAAACGCCAGATCGATCACCGAAACAACATTCGCAACGACAACAGATGGACGAACTTGCGCAAGGCGACCAAGTCGCAGAACTGCGCAAATTCCCTGACCTACAAAACGAACACCACTGGATTTCGCGGCGTCTCGTGGCACCAGAGGGATCAGGTCTACATCGCTGCGATTGGTGGGCGAGTCAATCGCCGTCACATCGGAACGTTCCGATCAAAAGAAGACGCCGCCCGCGCTTATGACGAAGTCGCTAAGGATATTTTTGGCGACTTCGCAACACTGAATTTCCCAGATCAAACCGACCACAGCAAAGGACTGATAGCACCATGACCACCCAATCAACTGAACTTGTTGCAACAACACCGGCATCCAACATCCTGAGTGTTTTTGGCAACGGTGAAAGCTTTGACCTTGCCCAGCGCATGGCAAAGGCCTTGACCACAAGCAGCTTGGTCCCGACTGAATATCAGAACAATCTCGGAAACGCTCTGATCGCTCTTGAACTGTCGGGCCGTGTAAACGCTTCACCCCTAATGGTGATGCAGAACCTTGACATTATCCATGGGCGGCCAAGCTGGCGCGCGCAGTTTGTAATCGCCTCGATCAACACTTGTGGTCGTTTCAGCCCGCTTCGCTTCCGGTTCCAAGGCACCGAAGGCAAAGACGACTGGGGTTGCCGTGCCTGCGCCATCGAAAAAGCCAGCGGCGAAGAACTCCAAGGGCCGCTGGTCACCATCAAGATCGCCAAGGACGAAGGCTGGTACAGCCGGAAAGGGTCCAAATGGCAGACAATGCCAGAACTGATGCTGCGGTATCGGTCAGCCACCTTCTTTGGTCGTCTCTATTCGCCTGAACTTCTGATGGGTATCCCGACATCGGATGAAGTCATCGATCTCGACCCAAGCGAGTATCGCCGCATCGACAAAGATGCAGATCCGTTTGGCCCGAAACATAACGCCTTTGACATGCCAGAAGGCGACACGTCTGGCGAAGACGTCGAACACGACGAAGATGGCGTCATCAATGAAGACGACGATACAGCCGCGGACGACAAAAAGTCGGCCAAAGCCAGCAAGGCCAAGAAGGCTGACAAGGCCGAAGACGCCGATGAAGACGCCGATGAATCGCCTGACGAAGCCACGGAAGCGGACGAAGAACCCAAGCAGAAGGATGCCGCAGCCGCCTTTGCCATGGGCGAATGATCGGCACCCCTGATTTCCAGTAACACCGGTAATGAAAGAACAGACCAATGGAAGTAACAGTTAAAGACATGCGGGGCTGCAAACGCGCTGATATCGTGATCAGCCCCTTCACCGTTGTTGGCGGTCGAAATGGCAACGGCAAGACCTCATTGCTTGAGGCCGTCGCCGCTGCGACATCAGGCCAGGTCAATATCAAGGGACTGCCGAAAAAGGATCTTGGCGACATCGTTGCCAACGGCACCAAGGAAGGTTCCGTTCTGATCCGCGGAAATAACGGTGAAGATGACTATGAAATCGGCATCGCCTTTCCCAAGGCCGAACGCCGCACCGAAGGCAAAGTCCCGCAGGTCAGCGCCTATGCTGCCGGGATCGTAAGCTTCTTTTCGGTCAAACCCGACGAACGGGCATCGCTTCTGATCCGTTATCTCAAGGCCGCACCGACCCTTGCCGACCTGACCCGCGACCTTACCGATATCAACTTCCCCGTTGAAGAAGGTGATGCCGATCAGAATGCCGCCAATGAACGTGCGATCAAGGCCTTGTTCGAAGATATCGAAATCAAGGGCTGGGATAGCGTCCATCAGGAACTGAAACAGCAGTGGACGAAAGCCAAAGGCGCATGGGAACAGATCACAGGCGAAAAGTACGGCAGCGCCAAGATTCATTCCTGGCGTCCCGACAACCTGCCCGCTGGCACCGAACACCGCCATTTGGTTGCAGCCCTTGAAGAAGCAGAGGCAGAACTTGCCAAACTTCAAAAGGACCAAACCCTGTCCAGTGCTGATCGTGACCGCCTGCAGGCCGAAGCCGCTGACCATGATTTCCGGGTCAAGGCACTCGACACGGCCAAGGAAGAACTTGCTGAGGCGCAGAAGGCCGTCACCGCAGCAGAAGAAGCGCGCAACGCACTGCCGTCGGTTGATGGTCAGCCCGATTGGAAATGCCCGTGCTGCGACAAACCGCTCAATATCTCGGTTGTCGGCGGCGAAGTCCGCGGCGTCACCAAGTTCGAAGGTGATCAGCTATCCAAGGCCGAACTCGCAGAACGCCGCAAGGCAATTGCCGGGGCGGACGGCACCCTGCAGAACGCGCGATCCAAGGTCAACGAATTGAACCGCCGCATCGCCTCACTGGAAATCCAGATCAAGACATCAGAAGACGCAAAGCAGAAGCTGATGTCTGACAAGGATTGCAGCGAAGATGATACAGCCAAGGCTGCGGAAGCTTTGGAAGACGCCAATGATGCCGTTGTGCAGGCCCGCGCCGAACTCAGCGCTTTTGATGCCAATGAAAAGGCCAAGATCAAAGCTGCTGAAATCGAACGTCTCGGCACTATTGGCAAGACCGTTGCCCCGGATGGTTGCCGCCAGCGCAAGCTGGCCGAGTGCCTTGACGCCTTCAACGACACCTATCTGACCCCGGTTTGCGAAGATGCTGGATGGCGTCCCATCGTTCTTAACGCAGATCTCGACGTCACCTTCAATGGTCGCCGTTTCGATCTGATCAGCGAGTCCGAACAGTGGCGCTGCCGTGTCGCCATGCAAGTCGCCATGGCCCGTCTGGATGGCTCCGATCTGGTGATCATTGATGGCGCCGACATCCTCGACATCCCGAACCGTCAGGGCCTGTTCGCCGCCACATCGAAATGCGGGCTCAGGGTGCTGGTCGCGGGAACCTTCAACAAGCCCGAAAGCGTCCCGCATCTGCCGCCAGAAATCGGTCATTCCTACTGGATCGAGAACGGCGAAACCCGGCCCCTGCTTCCGCAGCAGGCTGCGCAGGCGGCGGAGTAAGGTAATGGACACACAAGAAGCATTGTCCGCATGGGATCGTGGCGAACCGATCCAGACCTGTCAGATGGGCGGGATCAGCGAGGATTACGAGCAAGCCATTCACATCATGGGCATGGAAATGCTCCGCGCCATGGAAACCCGTCCCTTTGATTGGGAAGCCTACGACAAGGCCGAAAAGCCGCAACAGATGCTGAAATGGAAGACCTACAGCGACGAGATCGACGCTCAGTTCAACGTTAAGAACGCAGTCGATCAAGTTGGAGCAAGCGGCGCGCAGTTCGGTGCTGCCATGAACCTCGCTTCAATGATCCATCGCCACGGATACGAAGAAGCAATCAAGAAGGTTCCGGCAGACCGACTGATCACCGTGAAGAAAGATTAAAAAAGCGGCGCTGACAGAGCGGCAACTCTGTCAGCACCTGAACACAAATCAACCGATCTCCATCCAAGAGAAGGAAAGAATCATGTCCGCTGAAAAGCTTATCAACTTCTATGACTACGAGACAACTGGGTTTCCGGACTGGAAAGAACCGTCTGACAGCCCGTCTCAGCCACATGCCGTATCGCTTGGCATCCGCATTGTCGGCTTCCACAGCCGCAAGCTTTATCACCAAGTCCATATGATCGCCCGCCCCGATGGCTGGGAGGTCAGCCGCGAAGCCGCTGACGTTCACGGCATCGACACCGAACAGGCACTGCGCATCGGCATCCCTGAAAAGCACCTGTTCGAAACGCTGCTGCATTATTCCCGCCTCGCCGATCTGAACTGTGCCTTTGGCAAGACCTTTGACGAACGCATCACGCGGATCGGTTTGCTGCGCTTCGGATACGGGCGCGATGTCGCAGACGAGTTCAAGGCAATGAACCACCTCTGCGCGATGCAGGCCTGCCGCAAACTTGTCGGTGCCGTTGATTGCAACGGGAAGTCCAAGGCACCGACCCTGACCGAAGCATATACCCATTTCTTCGGCGGACCGTTTGAAGGTGCCCACGGCGCCTTTGCAGACACCACCGCGCTCGAACGGGTCTATTTCGCGACCCGTGACGCAGAACAGCAGGCAGCGGAGTAAGGCCAATGGAGCAGATCAACAATCAAACTGCGCGTGGCGGCAACCGTGGCCGCACCGCAACTGGCGCCCCGAACCCCATTGATGTTCATGTCGGTTCCCGGGTCCGCCTTCGCCGCACCCTTCTTGGTATGAGCCAGGAAAAGCTGGGTGATGCCCTTGGGCTCACATTCCAGCAGATCCAGAAGTACGAGCGCGGCGCCAACCGCGTCGGGGCCAGCCGTCTCTATGACATCTCCCGCGCCCTTGAGGTGCCGGTATCGTTCTTCTTTGACGACATGCCGGCAGAGATCGTCGGGAACAAACCCACTTCGGCCGAGGCCGCAGCCGTTGACAACATCGATCTGACGTCACGCGCAAACCTCGAACTGATCCGCAATCTGGAACGGCTGCCACATGTGATAGCGAAGGATCTGCGCGAAATGATCGGTCGCCTTGCCCGCGGCGTCGAAGAAATGACCTCAACCGTCAAGGTCGGAGACGCGGCATGAGAGATCTTCAAAAAGTCATGGATGGCATTAACTCGATCAACGAGAATGGTGGTGTCTTCTATATTTATGGTTATCAGAATCGCATCACTTTTAACTTGGTTAAGCGCGCGATAACCAAACTCAATATTCAAAATGTTGTGCATCTGTATCCATCAGCAAAAACAACATTCTGTACTTATCCGCAGATCAATATCCTTGACGGACTTTTCCGGGAGAATGAAGCAAGTCAAGATATTCCGCTCGTCTTTTCCCCAAAACCTGAAGTCTCTGGTGCTTCTCTCATTATCGTAACCAATGCTTCTTTTGTAGAAAAGAGCGTGGCTATTCGTCTTTTGCAGACAATGAAACCTCTAATCATCATTGATGATCCAAGCACCAGAATTAATGAGCTTGACGGTTTTGCGCAGCTATCCGGATACGGCTATCTGACGAACAACACCCCCAACTTCTTTCAATTCAAGAAGACGTCACGAATCGCTGACTTCGCGATATGGGCGGCGCGATGCATCACATTTAAATCAGGAGACGCGGCATGAGCAAGAACACCGCAATGCGGTCCAGCAATGGCCGCTTGATCGATCTCTTGGACGTCAAACCGTCTGATATCGATTTCCTCGAAATTGGTTATGCCCTGTCTAATCTGCGCCGCTTCACCGGGCATGCTCATACCCATTGGTCAGTAGCACAGCATTGCCTGCTGATGACAACACTCGTCACCAAGACAGCGGCCCCATATGCGCTGCTGCACGATGCCCACGAAATGTTCAGCAATGACGTCAGTTCGCCATTCAAGAACGCGATGGCCCAGATCATCCCTGATGGCGATAAGGCCTACAGGATACTCTGCGAACGCTTTGATGCGGCCATTTTCGAAGCAGCAGAGCTGATCTACCCGATCCCCAGCATGATCGCATACGAAATCAAGGAAGCTGATGCAATGCTCTGCGCAGCGGAGCAACAGGCGATCATGACCGATGCCGTGCCCGACTATGACACAGGCGAACTGTATAAAAAGGTCATCCCGCAACCGGAAGAAGTCGTCCGGCATGCTTGGGGAAATGCCTGTCAGGCCCTGTTGCCGCGCTTCAATCTTATGAAGGGGCTGGCGTCATGAACATGATCATCAACGAAGATATCAAAACGTTTGGTCTGTTCTGCGGTATCGGTGCAGGTCTGGCCGGCATGAACCGCAGCCGTGCGGAAGTCACCAACAAGGTTGCGACCTATCGTGCCCAGTTCCGCAACGTCGGCGGGATCGATGTTGATCCCGGCTGCATCAACAATTTCGACAAGCTTGTCGGTGTTTACGGCACCACTCTTGATCTGTTTGATGCCGAACAATACACCGCCTGGCATGGCAAGGAACCGGGATCCGATTGGAAACCGGCCATGCCTGACGATATCCGCCGTGCGGCTGGTGGGGAATTTCCCGATATCGTCTTCACCTCGCCGCCTTGCAAGGGTTTCAGCGGTCTGCTTGGCGCAAACCGTGCGGGTACTGCAAAGTATCAGGCGCTGAACGCTCTGACCTTGCGCGGGATCTGGCTGGCGCTTGAGGCCTTTAAGGATGATCCCGCCAGTTTCTACTTGCTTGAAAACGTCCCGCGCATAATGACGCGGGGCGGTCACTTCCTTGATCAAATCGAAAAGCTGCTGGAAGCCTATGGCTATGCCGTGGCGCGCACCACGCACTGTTGCGGTGAATTGGGTGGTCTGGCCCAGAAGCGCCGCCGCTTCCTGCTGGTGGCCCGTCACAAGGCCAAGGTGCCGCCGTTCCTCTATGAACCACCGAAACGCTCCCTTCTGACCGTGGGTGATATCCTGAACAAGCTGCCGATGCCAGGCGACGAACGGGCCGGGGCAATGCATACCCTGCCCTCGCTGGCGTGGAAAACTTGGCTGCGTCTGGCCCTTATCGAACCGGGCAAAGACTGGCGCAGCCTGAACCGGCTGAATGTCGAAGACGGATTCCTCACAGACTTCGGGATTATCCCGCAGCAGGCCTATCAAAGTGGTGTGATGGGAGTCCGATCGTTTGAAGAATCAACGGGTTGCGTACCCGGGCGAAGCGGCCCCACCAACGGCGCGCATAGCGTTGCCGATCCGCGTCCTGTTGGTGCGCTTGAATATCGCCAGTATGGTGTCAAAAAGATGGATGAAACATCGGCAACCGTCACCGGGCACAGAAGCCCCGGGCAAGGTCCGTTCTCGGTTGCTGATCCCCGCCTGTCTTGGCATACAGCAGCCAGCCGGAACAAATACAAAGTTGTGGCCATCAACTCGCATTCGAACACCGTGATCGGTTGCTCACAACCAGCAAGCGGTGCGGCCTCTGTTGCGGATCCCCGCCCGAACTGGGGTGATCGCCACGGCGGCAACATGAAGCTGTGCAGCACCGAAGAAGCGGCCCCAACCGTGATCGGTGGCGGCAAGGGTGTTCAGGGCGGTCATATCTCGATTGCCGATCCTCGTGCGTTCGGTGGCGTCGAAGATCGCGGAACTTATAAGACCGCACATCACTATGGCGTCATGGACCCAGATGCGACCAGTAACGCTGTCACCGCAAGCGCGCGCCTCGACAACGGATTCAATTCCGTTGCTGACTGGCGCCTGCCCGAACCAACCGAAAATCTCCAATGCGTGATCCAGTCCGAATGGAACACATGGAACCGTCCGTTCTCGACCTATGAACTGGCGGCCCTGCAGAACTTGTTCGATCCGGAAGAAGGCATCTGCTTCGAACTGGTCGGCAAATCGCACACCGCTTGGCGTGAATGGATCGGTAATGCCGTCCCGCCCGCTACTGCCGAGGCAATCGGTTCTCAGATGGGGCATGCAATCCTTCTGGCGAGATCCGGGCAGACCTTCGCCTTGGGCTCGACCCCGATCTGGGTCCAGCCAATCGCAATCGCAATCAGCGTCGATACCCCGGCGTATGGAGGTGTGGAGTGACCAAGATCGAATGGACACACCGACCGAATTCCACAGGCAAGACATGGAACATGATGCGCGCGCGGAACAAGAAAACGGGTGGCGTCGGGCATTTCTGCGAGAAAGTCTCGCCGGGATGCAAGAACTGCTATGCCGAAACATTCCAGAAGCGGTTCCAGAACCCGGTCAGGTACGCGGCACAGGATGCGGATCAGGTCGAAGTGTTTCTCGATCAGAAGACGCTGGTTCAGCCCATCGGCTGGAAGAAGCCTGCAACCATATTCGTTTGCAGCCAGACCGATCTGTTCTTGCACCACTACAGCAACGAATGGATCGATCAGGTGTTTGCTGTCATGGCCCTGTGCCCGCAGCACACCTTCATCATCCTGACCAAGCGCCATGACCGGATGAATGCCTATTTCCAGAAGCATTTCACGCGACACAAATGCGGGCATATCGCAGCAGGAATAACAGGCAAGCAGCATCCGGGCGGACATGGTTGCGATCCAGATGTTTGCAATATGCAGTTCCCCCTTCCCAACGTCTGGATCGGCGTGAGCGTGGAAGATCAGAAAGCAGCAGACGAACGCATTCCGGTATTGCTTGATACCCCGGCAGCGGTGCGGTTCTTGAGCGTTGAGCCGTTGCTGGGGCCGGTTGATCTTACCCGCATCGCACATGAGAACGGCGACAGTGATCAGTACTACAACGCTGTCGAAGGGTATGAGATCTCATGCGGGCAGTTCCAGATTGACGGTCTGAATTGGGTCATCGTCGGCGGGGAAAGCGGACACAACGCCCGCCCGATGCATCCTGACTGGGCCCGCTCCCTGCGCGACCAGTGCAAGGCAGCTGGGGTGCCGTTCTTCTTTAAGCAGAATGGATCGTGGATCTCGGCAAAACCGGGAGACAAGTTCAGCGATGGCTTATGGGTACATCAGAACGGCGATACATTTTCACCCGTTGAAGGGGAGCCGTTTAACCCTGCACCGCTTGCAGAGCACATGATCCGTGTCGGCAAGAAACGCGCTGGCCGCTCACTCGATGGCGTCGAACACAACGAATGGCCGGAGGTGAAGTCATGAGCGAGACAATCTGCAAACTGTATCTGGAATTATCTCATGTGGTCCCTGCCGGAACAAAAACGGCAAAGGAGGTTGAGGTGGAACGGCATATCAAGATTGCTCTGATGCACATGGATTCCGCGTCACCTCAACTTCGCAACGGACCAATGTACCAAGCTTCAGATCATCTGCGAAAAGCCATCGGATTGAAACCAGTGGGTATTGGCGGAAAGTTCTCGGAGGGTATCGACAATGTGTGATCTCCATTCAGAAGGTATCTACGCCCGAGACTATGAATGCATCAACGGCATTGCCATTGATATCGACAATTACACAGAAGGTTCATGGGATATGGGTTTTGTTGGGCCTGCACCATGCCATCCGCACTATTGTGAAAGCTGCTGCGGTACCGGCGAAAGGAACCATTGCGTTAATGGTATCGAGAACGATGACGAATGCGGGCATTGTGGTGGAACCGGGTACACGAACCAGATTAACGATAGCATTGAACGGTTGACCGCATATTCACAGCGCAATGAGCCCGATGCATGCGAAGTTTGTGGGGGAGATTGTTCTGAGGCAAATCCACCAATGGGATCGGCTTGTCCGAACTATCGAACAGCCCATATCGGTGACGCCGCCGAAATGATATCGGAGCAAACGTCATGACCCAGCGTAAGGCAATTGTAGAGGTTTTTGAATTGTCGGATTTGGACACAGGGCAGCGCACAGCGAAGCGCGCCGGGTGGACTCATATCGCACAAGGTATGGTCATGAAAGACGGAAGCAGCGCTGGCAAGCTTACCAAGGCTGACGTGGAGAATGCGGCGCGGGCGATAATAGCGCTGCGCGATGGGGAAATGCCTTCTTACCGATGGGAAATGTATCTTGACCTTTATTATAAGGCTTGTGCCAAAACCCCAGAAGACCTTGGGTCGCATGGAATGGTACGTGACGCAATGCGCGAAGCAAAGGCTGTGATCAAGTCCCTTGGGTTGGAGGTGATGAATGAGCAACTTTGACACAAACAGCGGGGCCGTCATCAGCGATTGCGGCAAATACCGTTATCGCCTCTGGCGTGTCTGGGACAGATCAAAACCACTCGTCGGTTTCTGCATGCTTAACCCAAGCACGGCAGATGCATCGGTCGACGATCCCACGATCCGTCGCTTGATCGGCTTTGCAAAGTCATGGGGGTACGGCGGGTTTATCGTCGTCAACCTGTTTGCGATGCGGACGCCAAAGCCGGTGATGCTGAAAACTGCGGCCGATCCTGTAGGCCCGGACAACGCCAAGCACTTATCCGAGGTCGCCGCCTTGGTCGATACCGTGATTTGTGCTTGGGGAAATCATGGGAAATTTGCCATGGCAGACAAGCTGGCTATGGCTTGCATGCACGGGAAGGTCACAACCAAAGCCCTGCATATCAATGCCGATGGTTCGCCGAAGCACCCGCTATACATCAAGGGTGATGCGGTGCCGGTTCCGTTTGATGGAGGTGATGCATGAGCGCGTTACAGGACGAAATCAAACAGGCCATGGCAGAAATGACCGCTCCGCTGTACGAGCGAATCACCAGCCTTGAACATCTGATCAAAGAAACGGTTTGCAAAGAAAACCCATTGATCCCGCTCAATGAAGCAGCCAAAATGCTGGGTATGCATCCCGCGACATTGCGTCGTAAGTGCCGTGACGGTGACTTCAAATTCAAGCGGGTCGGAAACAAGATATTCCTATACCGGAGCGAATTAATTACGAGCTGACACCATAAGTAATTGATTTGTATAGCCAGTACGTTTCTCTCTGCCGGCACCATTAAAGAAAACCCCGCAAGCCATCGGCTGCGGGGTTTTCTTTTGGCAAGATTAAGTGCCTTAGAGTTTTTTTTTCCAATGCTTCGACAACTCTATCTTTATACTGCATGAACTTATTGAAGAGTGCGGCGATCCGGTTGCTCGTTTTTTGTCAGCAAAGGACTTTGATCCTCAGCCATATCTGAAAATAGATAAGTTAAATTATGATACTCAGTGCGGATTTCATCCCAATAATCATCGTTTTTATGATTCACGTATGCGCCAAACTTAAATCGTGAAGTACATGAACAGGGGATTTTTTCTGTCATTCTACTGATATCAATTTGACCTGTTGTTTTTGACTTACTCCCATTGGAAACAGCAACCTCGACAGAACGTGAGTTTTTTTGCCCTGTGAGATAGATGGTAACATATAGCTTCTCAAAATCACATGTAATCAAGTGTGACACGTCATGCCATTGGCTACTTACCACCTTGTTTTTTGTGTCGAATTTAGTTCCATCCATAATGTCGACCCACACCCTCATTGAAGGCCCATCTGGATTATTGGGATTTTCCTGGCCCATCGGACTCCAGCGCAGAGAGACATAAGGTGATTTTCCTAGTTCTTGCCCTTCGGCATTCTTAACACTTTCGTTTATGTGCATTTGGCCGAGTATCACATGACCAGACCCAGCCTCCGCTGGTGACAGAATTTTCCCCTCTTTCTGCCAGTTCGCAGATACCTTGTATTTTATCGTTAAATCTGAATCGTCCCAGCTTTTGAGCCCGCCAGTTTCTTTCTCCAGAAGCCATGTGCAAATTTCTGCACGACGCCGATTCATCAGTTCATTTGTACGATCATCTTCCCAAAAATCACCGTCTCGCACAAAAAACTGTATCGGCCATTTACAATCTATTATTTGGCGGTAGCAAACCATCGCCTGCTTAAGCCACTTGATCTCATACAT